CTGGACTACGAACACGTATTATGCCTAACGGAAGTATATTAATTATTAATACAAGGTATCATTTTGATGATTTATGTGGATGGTTATTAAAACAACAGGAAGAAATCTCTGATTATGGAATTATTCCTTGGGAAGTTATTAAAATACCAGCATGGGTAGATGAAGCTTCTGCTGAATTATTAGATTTACCTGTTGGTTCTTCTTATTTTCCAGAATGGAAGCCAGATAAAGTATTAAAAGTAGATGAACAGGAAATAAAAGCATCCAATGGTGCTCGATACTGGAACGCACTTTATATGCAAGATCCTACTCCAGATGAAGGAGGGATTATAAAAAAGAAATGGATACGTTGGTGGGATCAGGAAGAACCACCTCCTTGTGATTTTATTATTCAAACCTATGATACAGCATTTTCTACCAGTAGAACAGCAGATTATAGTGTTATTCAAACATGGGGTATCTTTTCCATGTATGATCATGATGAAGATGGATATGAAAGCTATCAATCCAATTTAATTTTATTAGGAAACATTAAAGGAAGATTTGAATATCCAGAGTTAAGACGTATTGCTCAACAACTATATAATGATCATAGACCAGATGCCTGTATGATAGAAAAGAAAGCTAGTGGACAGTCACTCATACAGGATATGCGTAGAGCTGGTATACCTATTTTAGAATATTTACCAGACAGGGATAAAGTATCCAGAGTATATGCAGCATCACCCATGTTAGAATCAGGAAGAGTATGGATACCAAAAAATAAAAAATGGTCAGAAGATTTATTAGAAGAGTTATTACGTTTTCCAAATGCAGCTCACGATGACCAAGTAGATGCAATGACTATGGCAGTTCATTACATGAAAGAGTCTTGGCATCTATCGCATCCTGAAGATCCAGACTGGTCAGATGAACCTAGAAAGAAAAAAGTTGCATACTGGCGAACATAGTGGTATAATAATAGGCAAAGGGGAAAAGTATGCCTACAATGGAAGAAAATCTTTATAGAACTTTAGCTACAGATACGCAAGGAAATTCTAATCTTTTAGGAGAAGAAGATATTCTTGGAGATTCAGATCTTACAAAGGAAGAAAAAATAGACCTTCTACAACAAGCTGGATTATTAGGAATAGATTTAATATCTCCTGCTTCAGATATAAAAGAATATCAGCAAGGAGCAATGAAAATTGCAAAAGGAAATATAGAAGGTGTTCCTCAAGTTCTGGCAGGACTTGCAGGAATATTTGTTCCAGGTTCTAAATATATACGTGGTATAGGAAAGAAACTAGGACAAAAAATAGATGATACTATATCAATACCATCTACAAGATCTACATGGGCAGATCCTGATAAAGATATAAAAGTATTTCATGGAACACATAAACCATTTATAGAAAGTGAGTCTTTTAGAACACCAGAAAATGTATTATTTGTTTCACCAAATCCTCATTTAGCTTCAAAATTTACAGAGATAGGTGAACTACAAGAAACTGGAAAAAGAGTATATCCTTTAAAAATTTCAAAAGAAATAGTAGAAAAAAATATATTTGATCCTTCTAAAGAAAAACATTTTAATTTATTAAAAAAAGATCCTGATTTTAACCAATGGGTAGAAAAAAGATTAAAAGATTATAATCTAAATACAGATAAAAAAATAAATAAAGAACAATTTTTAGAAGGATTTAGAAAAAATAATTTTTTTCCTGAAGAGAATGATATAGATACAGGAGCTTATATAGAAGATATAGACTTACAGCCTATTCTACAAAAATTTAATTTTGAAGGATTTACAATTAAAGAAGGAGGACATGCTGTCTCTAAAAATATAGGAGTTTTTTTAGATCCTAAAAAAGGTGGTAGTAAAATATTAAGATATCTATATCAAAAATATGGAGGGGGAATGGTAATGAAAGATTATAATAAAAATTATAATACACAGAGGACAATATAATGGCAACAGAACGAAATCCATTTAATACAATTCCAGAAGCAGTGTCCAATATTGTACAACTTCCTACACAACAGGAAGAAGGGGAACCTACGTTTGAACTAGATCCTGATGGGGGAGTTACTGTAGATTTCACACAAACTACAATAGAGATGGAAGCTGAAGAAGATATACAGGAATGGTATGGAAATTTAGTAGATACTGTAGATGAAGAACGATTAAAAGAAATATCAGCAGAAGTATATAATACATTTACAGCAGACAGAGATTCCAGACAGGAATGGGAATCTATGTTTGAAAGAGGATTTGATTTACTAGGATTAAAGATAGAAGATGCCAGTGAACCTTTTGAGGGTGCATGTACTGCTGTTCATCCCATGTTAATTGAATCTGCTGTTAAGTTTCAATCCAAAGCTATACAGGAATTGTTTCCTTCTAATGGTCCAATAAAAGCACAGATAATAGGAAAAGAAACACCAGAAAGAGAACAACAGGCAGGTAGAGTAGAAGAGTTTATGAATTATCAGGTAACAGAACAGATGCCTGAATACTTCGATGAATTTGAAAGAATGTTATTTCATCTACCTTTAATAGGTTCTGCATTTAAAAAGATCTATTATGATGCTAATTTAAAAAGACCAGTCTCAGCATTTATTCCTATAGATCAATTTTATATTTCCTAT